CATACAAGAAGAACAAGCCCCGCCAAAGAAGCATTACTTCTATTGCTATCAATACAGCATGAACGGACAGTGGTTCTCAGGTATGCTACACGCCACGCCGGAAGAAGCTCTCAAGGATATAACAGATAACTCAATCATTCACAAGAAACTCTGTTGTATTGTTCTATAACCTATGATAGAAGTTACATTTGAAGTAGGTTCTTTGCCGGAATCTAAGCTGAAAGAAATGGTGATTCCAATAATTTATGAAAGGCCTAATCACAATATGAGTGCATCAAACAACAATCAACTAAATGAACTCGACCTACTTCTCGGCCTACCTAAGCCAGTCGAAGAGATGACAGACAAAGAACTCGAACGCTTTCTCCTTCAGCATTTTCCCCATACACGCCCGACCGGCACCGATCTTTCAAGCCTGCTCAACGATCCTCTGCTCAAAGGCATAGACGTTCAAGCCATCATCAATCAAACACAAAACTTTAAGTTTAAGAAATCATGAAACTATCCTATAAAGATTTGCCGAACGAAGGCATTCCCTCTGTCATCCCAATCAACGCATCGGGGCTAAAGATCTCAGCGTGTCCGCGCCGTTGGTTCTTCACAGTCTTCCTCGGCCTCAAGCCTAGAGAAGACATCACTGCACTCACCGTCGGCAAGATCATTCATAAGTTCGCAGAGAACGTAGCCTTTGATCGCAGCGGAGAGAAGTGGCAAGATGCCTGTATGGAGGCATTCAAAGAGGCAAAGGAGAAGAACCTTCCAGTAAAGGATCAAGATCAGATTCGCAAAGCCCTAACCGCTGCGCCTCTTACGTCGCTTCCTATTCCCTTAAAGTTCGGCGACAATCGAGGGGCTGAGTTTCACTTCAACATCCCAGTCGTCGACCGGCCGGGCTTCGCATACATGGGCACAGTAGACGTGCTATCTGCAACGCCCGCCGGGATCGTTCAGATCACCGACTATAAGACCACACGCAAGTATGCATTCAAGGACGCAGTCGCGGGCTACGAAGGCGACACGCAGTTTTCTTTCTACTACTATATCTTCAACAAGTTTGCCTATGATATCTTCCGCGACGATATCAACTATGCAAACTCTGCATGGTATCGCCGCATGGTGATCCGCACGTTGATCGTACAGATCTCTCTGCCAGCCCCAGCGTGGAGGCTTGGCCCAGACTGGAGCTTCACTGAGGAGCAACTCACAGAGTTTGGAGTCGAGGTCTCTGATCGCATTGACAATTTCTCAAGAGATATCAACGAAGCCTTGGCCCACGATAAGCTCCCGCCGCCTAGCGGCAAGGCTTGCAATGCCTGCCCGAGCTGTCCCTTCAAGCGTATCTGCTTTGCACAGAACGCCGTGCAGCTTGAACTCTTTTTGTCGGAGTGTTCTATAACTAAGTATGAACCTCTGGCTTGGTAAAAACTAAAACATATGGAAACAATCCCTGTAGAAAAACAAAATCCTAAATGGCCACGAACTCTAATCGCCCTCGTGGGTCCGAGTGGCTGCGGCAAGTCTACATCCTTCCGCAACGTAGATCCCGCGCGCACAGTTATCTTCGATGCCGAGCGAAAAGGTATGCCCTTTCGTGTGCGCGACGACAAGCTAGTCGTTCCGATCGACAGCTATGATAAGCTCACGGTCGAGCTGAACAAGCTGAAGAAAGACACCACGAAAGATCTCGTCGTGATCGACTCTATCACCGCCGCCATCGACCAGCTTCAGGGCAAATGTGAACAAATCTACAAGGGCTTTGACATCTGGAAGAACTATAACGACGGCATTCAAGCGTTGTGCACCAATCTAAAAAGCCTAGATAAAACCGTGATCATCACTGGGTTAGAGGAAATTGTCCCAATCCAAGGCCTCGATGGCAGCATGACAACCCGCCGCCGTCTCTATGTCCAAGGTAAAGAATGGGCAAACAAAGGCATCGAGTCTGAGTGTCTCGCTGTGTGGTCTGTCTATGCTAAGAAAGAAAAAGGCAGCGACACAATCCAATACTTCTTCGCCACGCAGACCGACGGCGTGACCACCGCGAAGACTCCTATCTTCTGGGGCTTGCCTAATCCCATGGAGAATTGCGTAGTCAAGGCGTTGAACAAAGTAGCAGTAGAACTTCTGAAGCCCTAAAATTATGAGCGAACAAATTGAATCCATCAGCAAACTATATCCCGAAAAAGAAGCCGAGATCCGAGTGATTCTTAAAGTCAAACAGAACTCTGACGGTAGCGTTACCGGTTATGTCTATAGCTTCGACATCAATAACTACGAAGGTCTTATTCCAAACGCTACTCATCTCCTTAGAGAGTATGACTTTGAGTATGCTACAGATAAGATGATCGAAGTAACGATTGATCACGTCCTCAAAAACAGAGCTTAAGAATTTGGCCCACAGAAAGCTCCTCCCCATTTGTCGGTGACAGTGTTAGTCAATAACAAACAAACAAACAAAACTAAAATGAAAAAAGGTACTGAAGTCAAGATCGGATTCATCCCCGCCAACGTGTACAAGGTTCTTGTCCACCGCACCGAGACCCGCCAGAGCGGTAAGGGATTCAAGATGGTTGTCTGTGAGTGCGAGATCGTTGCGCCCGAGACTGCTATCGCCAACGGTACAACCTATAAGACCCTCGGTTCGAAGGGCAATATGTACATCATGCTAGAGAACAAGAACGGCGTGGACTCTGCGCTTGAGCTTCTTGCCGCGCCGCTGCAGGTTGTCGGTCTGTATGACAATCTCCCCGAAGATTACAATGACGTAGATGTGGCTGAGGTTCTGTCCACTCTGCAAGGTCACGCCTTCAATATGCTCGTTCAGTCTCAGCCCGAGTATGTCAGCGACGATCCCTCCAACAGCCGCGATATCAAGTTCGCCAAGCGCGACGAGAACGGTGAGGCTATCATCAAGCGATACAACACTCAGTTTGATTTCTCGCAGGTCAAAGGCGTTGCCTCTCTCCTGTCTGCATTTTAAGTCTATCAGATAGAATGGTTACTATCGAGTAGACATGCGCCTCTTAGAGAGACTGCGAGACTTTCTAAGAGGTTTCTTTTGTAAGACATATCCCCAATCGCACCGCTGGCAGACCGGATAAAGTCTGCCTTTTATTTTCTCTTAAATTAACCACCTAATGATAGCCCTCGTACTCCATGGACCTTCGCGATTTGATAAAGAAAACAATGGTATTCTGCTTGGACCTGCTGGTGATTTCACTCGTAGCGTTCTTGCTATGCACGGCATTGATCTGGATAATCCAAAAGAACTCTTCGTTACTTTCGCAGACGATTTCTTCAAGAACTCCAACAAGCCCAGCGGAATCAAGAAGATCATCTTTGCTGGAGCCAAAGCCCTAGATTATCTGCCGCTCGCCAAAGATAAAACCCTCGATGCCTTTCGCGGCGTAGTCTATACCTCAGCAAACAAAACTCAATACATCGTAACCTATTGGCCGCAAGATTGTGTTGACGCATGGGCTATGGAAGATGCTTTGGATGGAGACAATGACAATGAAGATGCGCTCGACAAAGACGACGGCAAAAGTACATCTCCAACGAAACGCAGTAACTACAGCTTTTGGTTTGCACAAGACATCAAGAAACTCCTAACTTATGAACCCCAAAAAATTCAACCTGAATTTTACCCGATCTACTGCCACCGCGCAGAAGAAGCCGTCAGAGTCTTCGACCACGAAGGTCCAATCTTCTTCGACATTGAGACTCACCCCAAGACCAACACCCTTACCTGCTTGGCAATCGCGTGTGGAAAGAGTCCTGTTTACTCTGTTCCTGTGTACGATTGGGGCGGCAATCTCAATGTCGGTGTGGTATTCTTTGCACGGTTCATAAGAGAGCTAAAGAAACGCAGAGTCGTCATACACAACGCCCTCTTTGACCTATGCTTCCTCGCCGCCTTCTACAAAATCCCATTTGGAACTGATATCTATGACACCATGGTCGCAGGCCACAGAATCTTTCCGGAAGCTGAGAAGTCTCTGGCCCATCAAACAACGCTTTTTTCTAACCGACCCTTCCACAAAGATGAAGCAGGGAACTTTGATCCTCGCAATCGAGCACAATTTGAGCAGCTCCGCGCTTACAATGTTAAAGACGTTATTGTCCTCCGAGAGATTTACTACGGTCAGATTGACCTCATCTCAAGGGACCGTGGACTTCAAGACTCTGTCGATCAAGCTAGTCGATCCCTCGCAGACTACGCCTTCATGTCCCTCCACGGAATGCACTTCGATCCCGTCAAGCGACAGTACATTGTAAGAAAGTGTGAAGAACGCTATAAGCAACTTAACAGGGTCCTCAAGATCCTCGTCGGCTTCGACCTCAATCCCGGCAGTCCAGATCAGGTCGTTAAGTATCTACATCAGCAGCTAAGATATAAACCGGAGAAGACAACAGACAAAGGCGCACCCTCTGTCGCCGGGGATGCTTTGTACAAAATAAAGATCAAACACCCTAAGAACGTAGCCATCGACGTGATCTTCGAGATGCGTCGTATGGTAAAGCTTAAGGGTATGCTAGGATTTCAACAGTGGATTTGGGAATATTAAAATTATGCAAGACATTAAAATAAAAGACGAATCAATCGCAGCCTCGTTCATGCGCGCTAATGTGTATGACGCATCGAAGTTTGGCCACGTGATCTCAATGCCAAAGCTTAACGGCCTAAGATGTATGTATCTTCCCGGCCAAGGCTTTTATTCACGCGATGGCAAGCGGTGGAATGATTTGGTCCTCGCTCATATCGTCCCGCCAAAGACAGACTACATCATCGACGGCGAGTTGTATTGTCACGGCATGAGCCTTCAGGCTATCAATAGCGCAGTGGCAGTCACGCGCATATATCCCGGCCCTAATGCCCATAAGATAACCTTCAACGCATTCGACATCGTAGAGCCTAAGTTCAACGCCATGACGCGTATGCTTATGCTAGAC